GCCCCTGTTCATGCGACATTACGGCATTGCGCAAATGCCGGGGCAACTCTAAAAACGGCTTTCCCACAACAACAAACTTGAACCAAAAAAACGATGCAGAGAGCGCAATGAAATCGCCATCAGAACGAAACACCCTCACAGCGACTTGCTGCCCTTGTTGATCCATGTCATCGTACCGTTGCCGACATTCAGATTCACCAGATAAGTGCGCGTGGTGTTGTTGGCAATCGTCGCCGTGCCGACGATGGTCGTACTGGCATCGCCAGCCGTAAGCGTTGCGGTCTGGCCTACTGCATCATTCAGAATATCGATTTCGACGTTGTACCCGCCATCCAGCGGGATCGTGGGCGGGTATTGCGCGATGATCGAGGCGGTAGAGGGCAGCGTCAATGTGAAGCCACCAGTAGCTCCAGGCTGCAAGTCCATCGTACCCAGCGGAAATATGGAAGCCGAAACCACTGCCGCCGTGCCCGCTCCAGTGGAAACCGTGGCCAGACTCTTGTCGATCATCGACGCGACATTACGAACCCGGCCGGGTACGCCGAACAACGTCGTGTTATCAAACTTCAGATTGGCAAGAGGGTAAGCCTCGGTGCGGCTCGGGTAGCTTTTGGTATTCGCGGCGGCCATGATTTTTCCTTAGAACAATTCAATCACGGGACCATTGGCCGCCGTGAAGGTGGTCGGCGGAGTGATGGACGCAGGAACGGTTCCGAAGACCCCGGCCAATGTGCCGGTTCTCACGTTGTTGTAAAGCGCTGACAACGTTGCAATGGCGCCAGATGCCGTACCGTTACCTTGGATGGCGACGTAGTACACGCCCGGGCCGGCCAGAGTAACCGAAGACAAGAGGGTCTGTTGCTGGAAGGTCGATGCGCCGGAAAGAACCGTGCCAGTGAGCGCAGAGCTTTGGAGAAACTTGCCGTTCGGATCGAAGATCGCAACCAGAAAGTTGTCCGTGGTGGCCGTGCCGCCCTGCAAAAAGCTGATTTTCGTGATCGTCTTGGTAACCGGAACGTAGACCTCGGTAATCCAGAACTGGCCCGAAACGTCGGCTGTGTTAGTCCCGATGGACGCGAGCGCCACTGATCCCATCGGGAAATTGGAAATGACTAGCGGCGCAAGGGCATTCGTGCCGGCTGCTTGGACGCCCGCGGCGGGGATCAGCGGGCCATTGACTTGCAGCGCGGGGAGGCAGGGGTTATTGAGGAAGGCGATCATCGATGAAGCGTCGATGCCGTTGCCATCAATCGGAATGCCGGAAACAGGGGTGCAGGCCGCCAAGGCTTGGAAGCTGAATATCAGCCCGGAGGCAAGGGAAAGCAGGGTTGTGGCAAGACGTTTCATTTCATTCTCCAAAGTAATTAATTAACCTCTTGGGACTCCGCCCGCAATCTGGTCGGGATGAATGGCGCCGGCCGGTTGCTGGGCCGCCTTACCCGGTGCTGGTTGCGCGCCAGGGCGGGGCGTACCGGCCACACCTGGCGCTGCGCCACCGCCCGGAATTCCTGGCTGGCCGCCTTGCGGCTGTTGCGCCGCCATGGCCATCTGCCGCTTTTTCTGCAACTGCTGCATGTGCGCCTGCATGTGATTCCGAATCAAGCCGGCTGGGTCTTTGGAAATCTCCCCTGCCTTGTGATGCTCCTGCAGGTGCTGCACATCGTCGTCAAGCTCGTGAACTTCGACCATAAAGCCGTTGATCAGCATTTCGTTTTCAATGCCAGCATCGACCGTGTACTTGTTCCTATCGTCTATCAGAATTCTACCCGAAAGTTCCGAACCGAAAACATTGTCTGTCAGTATCTCCAAAATTGGGGCAATGTCAAGCTTTCTTCCATTCAACTGTTGTGGGGGGATGCCGCGCAACACGTTCATGGTCGAAATTTGCTGTTGCATCATCTGCATGTTCTTGACGTACTCGGTGCCAACCCATTGGAAAAAGTAGCGATTGCCCCATTCGTTCGGCGGGACTTTCTGCATTTTTGCCTGGACGCCGATTTCTCCCATCGTCATGATCGTGATGTCATCCTGGCGGAACTGACTGTCGTATTCGAACATCCGTTCGAGGATTGGATTCAGGATTTCCTCTTCAAAGCGCTCGGCATGGTCCATGATCGGAACGGATTGTTCCTGCTGCTGCGCGCCCATGGCGCCAGCGTTTTTCCGACCTGCGGGCATCTGACCCATCATCATGGGATTAACGTCCATGCCCTGCTGAATGCGCTGCTCGATGATCTGGGCCTGCTGCATGGCATCCTTCCATACTGCGGGGAAGGTCGCAAACTTGGTTGTGTTCGGATCGACCGGCCATACGGAAGCCAAGCCGATGACCAGCGAAGCCCAGTTCGGGTTTTTCTCCGGGTCGATCATGGTAATCGGCATATTCGAGTACATGGCGGAGTCCTGGCCCATGTTGAAAGTATCGTTCAGGCTCCACTGTAGCCACTTGACCGCCTCGACCGGGCTTTGTCCATTGAACGAGCCGGCCAGTCGATCAACCGGCGCGGAAATTTGCGGCCGCTTCTGACCCCATTGGGGAGCCTTGACCAGCCCGATTATTTCGTCTTCGCCGGTAAAGTAGATGTACGCCAAGACCTTCTTGCCGTCGCCGAAGTCGATGCGCGCCGTGGCCTCGAATATCAGCGCGAACTTATTGGTTCCCTCGGTCTGGATGCCGGCGTCGCCGACGCGCTTCTTTTCGGGGTTGTTTTCCTCGCGAGTCTTTTTCGTTTCCATCCACTCGCCGACATCCCTCACATTGTCGGGTAGGATAAAAATCCCTTCGTCTATCATCTTTTCGATCTGACCTTCAGACAGGCGTAGCTTTTGGCAAACGATGTGCGCCTTCTCGATGTCATTGCAGGTGGGCGGGATAACTACCAAGTCTTCGGTAGCGAAATCGGTAATCGTCGGCCCCTGCTCGACCACATCAGCCGATTCGATAACTTCTTCCTCGCTCTCAATGTCCACGGCCTCGCCATCCAATTCCTCGACGCCTGGATTGCGCTTGATCATGTCGGAAACGTTGCGAATCTCGCTGAACCAATCGACGTACACATTCCATTGCCCAGTCACATCGCCGGCATTGTAGACTGAACGGCAAACAGATTTCAGCTTGGTCGCCCGGATGTAATGCTCAAGCAATGACAGAACGGCAGTCGGGCGCAGGCTATCTGTGCCGATGGCATCGACATGCTTGTACTTAGTGGGGAAGTTCTGTTTCAGAGCGCGCTTGGAGCGGGCGCGGATGCAGTCTCGAACTGCGGGGATGTAGCACGTGTCGTTGCCGTTGTATTTCTGATTGCCGTCCGGGATGGCGTTGTAGATGTTCCAATATTCGGAGATAGCGGTATCGGCTTCCTGCCGATTTTCGTATGCCTTGCGGATCGTCGGATAGAACTTGGCGCATGTCTTGTAGGGCTTGCTGTTCTTTTTGTCGGCCCAATTTTCTATTTTTTCAGCGGACGATTCCCCATCCTTGGTGGATTTTTTTGATTCGTCGTCAGTTTTTTTCTTCGCCATTATTTCCTGCCGGGGAGTGCCGACCAATACGGAATACCAGTTTGGTTCCTAGCATTCATGGCCGGTTTCGCCGCATTATCTGGCCTGTTGATCGCAAAAGTCAAGCATTCGAGCGCCTCCATCAGCGTGCGCGCAGGACCGCGCTCGGGTTCACTGCCACGTTCGCCGCCCGACTTCACCGGCCAGTTATACCCCTGTGCCATGGCCTGCATGACGTGCCGCGCATTGGAGTCAACACCAAGCAGCCTGCGCCCGCGCATCTCGGTCCGCAGCATCGATGCGAGCGAGCCGCGCAGCGCTTGGCTGTACTCGGAGCGGTTCGCCCGCCAGCCGGAATCCTTCAGCGCGGCAACCAGGGGGTTCCGTCCCACTTGATCGTAGGCATCCCCAGGTATCCAGGAGGTGACTGATCTTCCCGGATAGCTAGCGCGTACGAGTTTTGCAATAGCGGGGATAGCATCTCCGGGGAGCATTGGAGAGGTCCAGTCGGCCAGTACCGTGAGGTAGTCTCCGTCGAAATCGCACAAGACTGCGCACGTCTCAGCGCCGCTTGAGCTCGCCGCAAAAAGAAGGGGGGTCCTGACCTTTGAGATAAAATCGTAGATGATGTTGACTTGCCCGAAGTCACCATAAATCGGAAGTCCGGAAAATACGCGAGGTGCATAGGCCAGAGCATTGAGAACATCCTTCAACCCCGAAGGGAAGTTGAGCAACTGCGAAATCAGCCGGGCATGCTTCTGCCGGCCACCGACGAAAACAACATCCTTGGCCTCGAAGAACGGCTGCAAGCCCATGATGAACTGGTTCTTGTCGCGGTCCTGCGGCGCGTTCATCGGCTTGATGGTCACCATCTGGCCGGTCTCAAGCATCTTGGCGCGCATCGGCTGTAGCAGCCATTCATCAAGCGAGTTCTTTTCGATGTGAACGTCGCAATCATCGTTCCGCGCCGACGCATCGAAGGCCAGATTAACCACGCCATCAGGCTTCAAGAATGCGCCATCAGATTCGTGCACGTAAATCCGCGTGCCGATTTTGGAAATAACCACGTCCCCGGTCTGGTCGGACTTCTTGATGTCGGTCGTGCGGGCCGGGTCGATGATGACCTTGCGCGGCGCATACATGCGCGGCGCCACATCCTCGAACACGAAATTTTCTTCAACGAACGACTTGCCCATTTGTCCGGTGGGAACCAGCATGTATTCCTGGTTGAACTGCGCCAGCAAGCCCTCAGTCTGCATTTGGTCGCGCTTCTTGCGAATCCATTCCATGGGGTAGCGGTCAGGCCAAGCAGAGATGCATTCGGGGTCATCGATATCACGATCGCAAATAGGGAACATGCCATTGACGAAGTTAGGCGACGAGCGCGCACGCGTCATGATGCAATCGCCGGCAAGCGGTGTGCCGGTGATGCGGAGCTTCCCGAGTTCGGTATCCATGGCCGGAATAAGCTCGATGAAAATGCGGTCCCAGTTTTGCTTAACGGTCAACGTGTCGCGCACCCGCTCTTTGTTCTCGATGTCGTCAAGGTAAGCCCGATCCGGGCGGTGTTGCAAGTGCTTGTAACCACGGATTTCCTCTTCCCATCCATGCGCCTCGATGCAAACCCCGTTCGGCAGAACGATCTTGTTTTCCGACCACGTATAGCCTTTCCCAGTCTGCTTGCCGAACAAGTTGTAAATCCGCATGTTCGTCGCGAGTTCGTACTTGATGGCCTCAAGACGCTGGCAGGCCTTCGTGTAGGTCTCGCCGAAAATAAGAGCGTAGTGGAAATTTTCGAACAGTCCTTCAATCGCCAAAAACTCTTCGGAAAGAGTTGATTTCGCGCCCTCCCGGAATGCTTCAATCGACACCAAAGGATCGGAGGCGCGCCACATGTCCATGATCGAAACGTGGAACATTGGGCTGGCTTGCCGGTGACGATGAGGAAACAACATCGCCGACGCCAAAGCACGATCCTCGCTGATGTGCTTGAGGGTGGTTTCTTTGTTTTGGCTCAACGGAGTCTTTCGAGGGCCATGTCAAGAAGCCAGCCAGCAGCCTCATGTCGATTCATCGTGTGACTTTCTGCGATGAAATTTGAGGAATCAGCCTCGCGATAGTGGATCGTGCATTCAATGACCTCGCCAGTTTTCGCCATTGCCAAAACCTCTTCCAACCGGGAAACGGTCGATTCGATAACGCGAAGTTCAGGCGTTTTTAGAATTTGGATGGAAGATTGCATGATCGAATGATAGTCGAAAAGAAAGATTTTTGAATCATTTTTTTGTATGGAGTTTGGCTAGCACGTCATGCGCGCAAACACCCCGTCCGGGGCGGGGGCCGGGTGGGCCCAGAGTTTGAAAGTAAGCACTCAAAAACTACCGTAATGCCATTTTACATAATAAACGTTATGCGAATGACGCGATGCAATATCCTTATTAATCAATGGCTTACAAACGCATCAATCGAAAATTCGTTAGCGCAATTGGCTAGAGTAGCGACTGGCAATACCGTTCGCACACCATTGACTTGCCAAACTGTTATTGGTCTTGCTAGAGAGGCAATGGAACGGCGAACCTTTAGGACAGGAGTAGGAAGACGCGGCGGTGGCTCTCCTATCCTATTTTGTTTCTATAATTCAAGAAAGCAAGCGCTTGGTTGGTTGTAGTGCGCGTAGGCAACTCGCGTGCGCAACTGAGGAATCACGAATAAATGGTGACATAGCAAAATCGATCTGAGAGGCTTTTAAATAGGTTCGGCAATAGCAGGGTAGCTTGAAGCGTATGAAATCGCCTTGGCGGCGCATTTCCGTCGATTCTAGGACTATTCCTACGGTATGTAGGTGCTGCATGTGGACAACAAAAATCACGTTGCCCACAATTGCATGAACGACCACAGATCGCAGCAGCAACAAAAATCTTATAAATAATTCAACTTCAAAAGCATCGAAATATTTTCGACCGGAGAAACCCGGAGGGCCGCGAAGCGGTTTGCGCAGCAAATTTGTTCGGAAACAAGCGAAGCGCGTAGCGGCGAATGAGTTTCCGTTAGTAATAAACCGAGTGCCGTAGGACACGATGGTTTACTCTGGTTCTGGTTAGCTAGGCCACTGGGTTAGCTAAATCGAACCCAGTAGGTTACCTACTGGGTATCCTGCTGGGTAACCTACTGGGTTTTGTTTAGCGACTTCCGGCGTCCGCCTTTTGCGCCGTTTTCCCGCGCCGCTTTAATCTTTGGTTGAGCGGCTTCTATTTCCTTGTCCGCCCTATGATTATGGCGCATCCCATCGGAATCTGAAATGGGGAAAAATCGATCTGCAACCGACATCACAGATCGACGCTCAACGATGCTCGCCGCTCGGCAAATCCGACACAACGTTTCTTGGTCCGCTGCGAGAGGCTTTTCTGTGGAAAAATATGTGTCCAAAAGCATCGTGAAAACGCCGTGCTGAATCAGCGTTAGGTCGGCCGTGTCGCGCTGATAATCGCCCATGTAGCGCTTATAAAAGTTCATTTGACACCTGTTGACAATTCGCAAATTGTGCCGGCAGTGGGCTGATAAAATCTGACCGAGCAGGCTCCATTTGTAAATTTTCTTGGGGCAAAAACTCTTGCCGTGCATCACGAAAATCATGATCACCCTCAACACGAACCGATCCGTCGGATCGATACCAACACCAGGGCGAGCCGCGCCGATGCGGCCACACTCGGCCCGTTAGGTGAAC